TTTGTTACCGGGTCAATCTACTAAAACACACCCTACCAAACGACATGTTTTATTGGTGGATCAAGACAATTTGCCAACATTCTTGTGATTAATTATTAGCTCTGCTAATATTCAAAAATGGAAACAGAGATGATTGCGATAGAAGGTCTTAGCTCAGCATTAATTGGCACTGGAGTACGCGGAAACAGCGAAGTACTAGTTTACGACGCGCTAAAAGCCGAAATACTTCTGCAAGATAATGGGTTTGGCGAAGATTCTTTGTTTGATTATCTGTATAGCATGGGAATTGATGACTTGGGCGACAAAGCGCCCTTGTTTGTGTACCTAGATGACAACATAACCAATGAGCTTAGTAATGAAACACGAGGATCACTCTCTCTCGTCCACTGAAACTATTAGCGCTCATACAGAATTTCAGTCTCAGATGCCATATATGGGACTAACTCTTGGAGAGTTGACAGTTCAGCAAGAAAAACTAGTCACTTTAATGGCTAGTGGGATGACGATTGCGGCTTCAGGCCGCGCAGCTGGTTACGCGAGCTACTCAACCGCACTTGATGCGTCGAAAAGGCCCGCAGTACAGCAAGCATTGCAGTATTTCCGCGAACAAATGCGGGAAGAAGTGAAGTTTGAGCGCCAGAATGCGCATTCTATGTATATGGAAGCGTACACAGCGGCAGGCAATGCTACAGAAATGAAGAACACAGTAGATTCTTTGGTAAAGCTACACGGATTGTCCACACCCGAGAACGCTGTGCAGGTAAATATTAATCTAAACCAGACTGCTAAGCAGCTGGAACGCCTGTCTGACGAGGAGTTGTTGGAGATTGCGGGTAAAACAGGAAACTACCTTGAACCTAAGAGTGACTAACTATGTACGGAACGAAAAAAAATACTAAGAAAAAACCGCGACCCGCGATTAGCGCACCAATGTCCGACAAGCGTGCTAAAGAGGCTATCGCTGCATTAAAGATGCAGTCAAAGAAGAAAAAACCTGCCGCTAAAAAGAAACCTACTAAAAAGATGCGCTCTTATTAATTTATGACCACTAAGATCGCTAAGCGCAAGTGTAAGAGGTGCAAGAACACGCATCCTGAAACGCTCTACTCTAGCGAGATTGATGGTCTTTGCGTTTATTGCAAGGCAGACGATGCGGAAGCACTCCCACAACCAAACGACAAAGACGAAGCTGTCTCTGAAACAGAGGATACACCTGTCGAAGATAAAGCAAGAGCAGAACTTGCCCTACGATTCCTTACAAGAAAACGCCTCTTACCATTTATTGAAAGATTCAACCCTGACTACTCGGCTGGTTGGGTACATAAAGACATCTGCCGCCGCCTTGAAAAATTTTCTCAAGATGTTGCTGACAAAAAGTCACCAAGGCTTATGTTATTTATGCCGCCTCGACATGGTAAAAGCACCCTCGCCTCTATTGGATTCCCTGCGTGGCACTTGGGACGACATCCTCAACATGAGTTTATATCGTGTTCGTACTCAGGCTCTCTTGCTATGGTGTTCAGTCGTAAAGTCAGGCAGCTCCTTCGTGAACCAACATATAAAACCGCATTTAAAACGCGTCTCGATCCAGATAGCCAGTCTGCAGAAGCTTGGCTCACAACTACTGGCGGCGGTTTCGTCGCTGCAGGTGTCGGTGGTGGTATTACTGGTAAAGGTGCGCACGTTCTTGTTATCGATGACCCCGTCAAAAACAGAGACGACGCCGAAAGTCAAAATAACAGAGACAGCAACTGGGATTGGTACACGTCTACTGCATATACACGTCTCGCACCCGGTGGCGGTGTTCTCGTCATTCTTACTCGTTGGCATGATGATGATTTGGCTGGGAGGCTTTTAAAGGCTGGAAGTGATGGGGGTGATGAGTGGGAAGTAGTAAGTTATCCCGCCATTGCTGAAGAAGACGAAGAATTTAGAGCGGCAGGCGACGCACTGCATCAAGAACGGTATGACGAGAAGGCGCTAGACAGAATACGAAAAGCAGTTGGCCCACGAGATTGGTCGGCGCTGTATCAACAGAACCCTGTTGCAGATGACGGGGACTACTTTAACAGAGGCATGATTCAGTACTTTGATGCTGATGAGGTAGATGTAGACCGGATGCGTTACTACTGCGCATGGGATCTAGCGATTGGTAAGAAGGATAGGAACGATTACTCAGTTGGCATGGTGGCAGGTATTGATGAAAACGATCAACTTTACATTGTTGATGTTGTGCGAGGACGATTTGACGGGTTCGAGTTAGTAGAGCAGATACTTGATCTCTATGAGATATGGAGACCCTCAATCATTGGTATTGAGAAAGGACATATTGAGATGGCATTAGGGCCATTTCTTGAGAAGCGCGTAAGAGAACGCGGGCTTCACGAAGCATATTTTAAGGATCTAAAAACTGGCAGGCGTGATAAAGAAGCCAGAGCGAGAGCAATCCAAGGCCGGATGCAACAGGGCATGGTGTTTTTGCCCAAAGAAGAGTTGTTCACTGGCCCACTTGTCGCTGAATTACTTAGGTTTCCAAACGGAGTACATGATGATCAGGTAGATGCACTTGCATGGCTAGGTTTGATGATGAGCGAATTCGCTACATTCCAAGCACCAGTTGTGCATGAACCATCTTGGAGAGATCGACTAGATCATATGTTTACAGTAAAGCGCGATAAATCAGCCATGAGTGCATAAATTATGAAGAAGCTAAGCCCCGCAAAAGAGCAAGAGATAGCATCTAATCAGTGGGACAGATACGTTAGAGCGAGAGACAACGGGCACCTTGACTATATAGACATGGCCAAGAAATGCGATGCGTTTTACAGGGGTGATCAGTGGGATGAATACGACGTCGATGCCTTGGAAGCCGAAGGGCGTCCTGCCCTCACCATCAATACAGTACTTCCTACTATTAATACAGTACTTGGCGAACAGTCTACACGACGGGCTGATGTCCAGTTTAAACCAAGACGCGGCGGTGAAGCAGAGGTAGCAAACACTCTTACGAAACTTTATATGCAGATTGCAGATAACAACAAGTTAGATTGGGTAGAACAACAGGTATTTAGTGACGGATTGATACTAGACGGACGAGGATACTTTGACGTTCGAATGGACTTTACTGATCACGTAGAAGGTGAGGTGCGAATATCATCGAAAGACCCGCTTGATATATTGATAGACCCTGATGCAAAAGAATATGACCCTAAGAGTTGGAACGAAGTATTTGAAACGAGGTGGATGACACTTGACGAGATTGAAGAACTTTATGGTAAGAAAAAAGCTGAAGATCTTCGTTTTATTGCTGAGAACGGCAATAGCTTTGGCCGAGACTCTATTGAGTATGAAGAGCAACGGTATGGAGATCTAAGCCCGGAAGATGACTACTTCGGATCAGGTGTACCGGGCGACGAAGAATATCGAAACGTAAAATCTCTACGAGTAGTTGAGCGACAGTCTAAAAAAATGGCACGCGTCGATTGCTTTGTAGACCCCGACACAGGTGATCAAAGAGAAGCGCCTGATGCGTGGAAAGACGCTAAGATTAAAAAGTTCGCTAAGCAGTACGGATTAAGTGTTATTAGTAAGGTAAAACGTAAAGTCCGATGGACCGTCACGTGTGACAACGTAGTGCTTCACGATGACTGGTCTCCATACAACGACTTCACTATTGTCCCTTACTTTGCATACTTTCGAAGAGGCAAGCCCTTTGGAATGGTTCGCAACTTATTATCTCCACAAGAACAGCTCAACAAAATAGCATCGCAAGAGCTGCATATTGTAAACACTACCGCTAATTCTGGTTGGATGGTTGAGAGCGGGTCGCTAACAGGCATGAGTGCTGATGACCTAGAAGAACATGGCGCTGAGACAGGCTTAGTACTTGAGTACAACAGAGGCTCCAGCCCCCCAGCAAAAATACAGCCTAACCAGATACCTACAGGACTAGATCGAATAGCGCAGAAAGCTGCAGCTAACATACAAACCATATCAGGCGTGAACGATTCTATGTTAGGAACCGATAGCGCGGAAGTATCGGGCATCGCTATACAAGCGAAACAAAATCGCGGTGCTGTAATGATCCAAGTACCACTTGATAACTTGGCTAAAGCGCGTCACTACTTGGCAGAAAAAGTCCTTAATCTTATTCAGACATTCTACACAGAGCAAAGAATCATTCAGGTTACTAACGAGAACGACCCGATGAAACCTCGCGAGCCTATGGTTGTAAATGAGATGACACCTGAAGGACGTATCGTAAACGACTTAACACTTGGTGAGTATGACGTGGTTATTTCTAGCGCACCTGCACGTGACTCGTTTGACGAGATACAGTTTGCAGAAGCACTCAACCTTAGACAAGTCGGCGTTAACATTCCTGATGATGCAATTATTGAGTACAGTCACTTGGCACGTAAAGGCGAGCTAGCTAAACGCATTCGTATGATGACAGGCGTTGAGCAGTCTCCAGAGCAACAGGAACAAGCGGCTCAAATGCAGCAGATACAAATGCAGCAAGTCCAGTTAGAAATTGCCAAGATGGATGCAGAAGTTAAGAAGCTCCAGTCTGAAGCAGCAGTCAACATCGCCAAAGTACAAGACGTGTCTGAGGTCGATCCTCAAATGCGTATGCAAGAACTACAAGCGAAGCTGAGCATGAAAGAGCAAGAGCTACAACTACGTAGAGAACTTGCGGACCTTACTAATCAAACCCGTATGACCCAGTCTGAAAACCAATCGGCTAC